ACTCTATTTCTGTACCATCAAATAATTGTATTATTTCTGTTTTGTATATTTTTGTAGCCATCCTAATTATTCTATCATATGCAAAAGACCCACCCCCGATAAAGGGAGTGGGCCATTTTAATCTTATATTAAGATTATGATGCGGTATGAGTACGATCTACGATCTTACCATATGCGCCAGAGTTATCCTCTGGGAGCAAGCGGAATGAAACTTCAAACATTGAAGGTTCGTCACGCTTTGCTGCTACTGTTACGTTTTCAATCGAAAGCGCACGGTATCCGACATAGACACGCTCTACGTTACCAGAATCATCGCAGTCACCAGTACCTGGACCAACGGCTGCAATACCTCTCTCTACTGGACACTCTCCAAGTTCGCCTGCTGAAAGATTCAAACGACGACCTGCAGAAGTTGTTTTTGTACCAGAAAGTTCATCATCTGGGAATGCAAGAGCATATAGAAGGTTCTCTAAAGTTGCCTCAGCAAATGCTGTAGCAACGTTTACCTGCATACCTTGTTTGTAAAGTTTAGCAACATCAAGAACTTGATCAACTGCAACCTCACCAAAGTCAGGTTGGAACTGTAACTCAAGACCGTTCATTGTATAACCAACGTTTTCCCAGTTAGCATTTGCAGACAGAGTAGACTTGTACGACTCTGTGCTTACAAAAGCATATGTGGAAAATACGTTAGCATTTAAAGTAGTATCGCAGAGAAAGAACGCTGCGGCACCAACGATAATGTTGTTAGACGTACCACGGGTATATGCTGGCATATTGTTTCACCTCTTTTTCCTTTTATTGAATAAACAGGCGGGTTTCCTCAGTTATAGTATAACAGCCTTTTTAAGTATATATGTAATTGGCTGGATCATCTGATGAGTGATAATCATACTCTATAATGAGTTTATTTACGAAAAGAGTTCTGGCAGAGGCTAGTTCTGCTACATCCCTGCTTTCGTCCACCTGATAAACCTTAATATTATGAAAATAAATTTTGGCGGGATTTTCTTCTGTAGCATTTTCTGCAGAGTATCTGTTGACATCCTCCGCTGATGCATCTTCCCTATCTAAAGCCTCTGTGATTACTCTTATTGTATTAATTAATTTAGTAACGTCAGAAGAATAAACAAAATAAATTAGTTGTTCTCTTTTATGACGATAAAATGGGGTAGGTCTAAACCTCATCATCCTATCATAGACTATTAAGATGGGTGCTTCTACCTGTTGAATGGAAATAGTATCGTTGTATAAGTCTTCTATATTTGTTGGGTACTGCGCTGGAATCATGGGATTAAAGCCAGCCTGATTTGGTGTTGTAGGTCCTTCTGAAATTAAACCAAACAAGGCCAACTGCTCATTAACATAATTATTAATAAAGGTGGGAGCAAAGGCTGTATGTTTAATATTTGGTGTATAACTCATGGTATTATTCTACTCCAATTCTTGCATTTGCTATCCAAGTAAAACCAGTATTAATTCCTTTTGATCTACCAATTCTTGCTCCTGCAGCAATATTCTTTTTGAACAGGGTAGGCTTATTAATGTAATCATACAAACCAGAAGATCTGATAAATGATTGTTTAAAATATCTTAGCATAAATTCATCAAACACTTGTTCAAAAGAACCAGTAACCTGATCTCCACCAGGATTTCTAATTGTAACTGGCTTTCTAGTAAAAACTGTCTGGCCACCAGATTCAAATCTTAACACAGATCCACTTTTTGGTTTTACTACTACAGTTTTTCCTTGTTCCATTATTTTTGCCTTGTCAAAAAATGGTCTACTGGCATCATTAGACATAGATCTAGATTGTTTAAAATTGGAAAATAAATTTAATCCATTTTTATTAGAAACAAAACTTATGTCAAATAATCTAGCAGATGGGCTACCAGTCCTATACCATTCATACACATGATGAAGTGCTTTTGGATTAGATCTGGCATTTGCATCTATGTATTGACCTAAAGCCACTATGACCCCTTTACCAAGTTTATTTAAAAATACAGGCTTACCTTTATTTATTCCGTCAATAAATCCATAGGAATATTCAAGGATATTGTTAAGAGTTTTGGTAAAACTAACTGTATTGGTTCTTGCTATCATTAGTCACCCACAGTCTGATTTTCAGCCCTGCGCCAAACCATTTTATAAAACTCGGTAGATTTAAATGGCCCTACATGAGGCTCTACTGTTGCAATCTCATATATTGTTGCACGACCTGCTCTTACCCCCGCAGTTTCTCTGTATATAATTTTATCATCTGGATGTCTAACATTTGTTATAAGAATATTAGTTATAGCGTTGTCATTTTTTTGCGAAGACACCCTAGGGTCGTTTTTTGTTCTTGCAGATAGCCTGTTCTGTAATTGAAGAAATGATTCTGCCTTAACATTCTCAGTATTTTGACTGCCAGTTGTTTCTACGTTGCAGGCTATGGTTTTATCAAAAACCCAATCTTTTTTAGGCTGTCCATACTCACCCTGAGTAATAATTGGATAGTAAACATCTGCCTTCATTGGATACATAAAGTCGGTATCTTCACACAGAGTCATTATAAAACTCCAGGACGAGTTACCAAATTCACATACTTATTTAATATTTTATCTACAAGAATATTACCAGTTCCATTTTTCATAGTTTTATCGTACTTTATACTAAACTGGTCAGTCCTATACAGATCTACATATCTCTTGAAATGATCTAATCTTCCACACCTTATATCATCAATAAGCATATTGGTTGCATCCTTTATGTCATTAGGAACTACTTTATACCCTGTTTCTAAGTAAAACATGTAATCTACACCCTCTGCAAAACTTACTCCTCCAGAAAAGGTTTGTATGTTTGCACTATCTGCTGTATCAAAAAAATTAAAAGAATCTGAAGCAGCGATAGCCATTCTTGCTGGTTTGCGCTCTGCTCTATTCCACTCGTCTACTCCAGAAGTAGGATCTTTTACAATTGCAGTCTTATCTTTGGTTATGCTGTAGTCGTAGTTGTCTAGGGCTGGTCCGTCTTCATCGTCTACATCCCAAACCTTTGTAGCATTTTCAAATACCTTAAGAACTCTGTATCCACGCTTCCAAATTGAAAAATAATCAGTGCCTTGTCCGACAGCCTGAATCCACTCTCTTTTAAAATAAAAACCGCCCTGAACATAAGAATCAATTATTTGTCTTGCTATTTTTTCGTTTGTTGAATACTCTGAAATTTCTGTGGCTGTAGTTGCTAAATCATTAGGATCTACGTAGGGTCGAACAATCTCAAGGACATCCTCTACCAATATATCTCCACGAGTAGAACCAATTTTCTCATATATTTCTACAGCATAATGATCGTCGTATTTGTAAAAATCGTCTGGAAGAGTATAGGTAATCACGCTACTGGCATTAGAAGTTACAGCAGCATCTACTATTTCCTCATATCTATCATTGGTAGAAATGACCAAATAGTGTGACGTACTGGCTGCAGTTACCGTGTAACTAATTTCAAGCGGATAGGGTGTAACTCTTAACAATTCCATTAATTTATACCGTAGTGCCTTGCTAATTCATTAGGTGTGGCTAATCTTACACCTTTTTTAATAAGCCACCAGTCGGCTACCTCCTTGGTAACTATATTATAACCAACTTTGAGAGATCCCATTTTTTTATCACCGCTGTGTTTATTGTTGTCTGCATAAAGCGCAACCTTATTTGGAGTTTCTTGTTTGGCTATTTGTACTACTTCTTTTCCTTCTAAAAGTCTTAGCATTTCTATTTTAGTTCTTGCATCTTTTAAATCTATGCTATTTTTTTTAGCAAATGATTTTATTTCAAATACACTTTTTGTTTTTAAATCTTCTACATCTAACATATTATTCCTCCACCATTATTATATCAGAAACACTAAAAGAGAGCGGTTTTAGGCCGCTCTCTCTTAATTTTCATTGGTTAGATTTTAGGAGTCTGCGCTGTCTGCGTCGACATAAGCGACTGCATCTAACTCTTCCCATGCAAGACCAAAACGAACGAATACTGTATATTCTACAGTGTCTTTCTTTGGCTTGTACTCACGATTTACTGTGATATCTCTTTGGAAGCCCCAAATACGGTTATCAGGGAATGTCAAATCGACATATCCTTCTGGATAGTAAGGAACCTCAAGAACATCTACACCAAGTACACGAGTTGTGCGTGAGTTACCTAGTGTTTGTGCTCCACCATCAAGGAATTCTTGACGATTTGCTTGTGTGCTACCAATTCTGTCAGCAAATGCTGCAGAAATAGCGTCTGCAAGTGTACCATTGTTCTTAACGATACCAGCAAAAGCATCTGTACCTGCGTAAAACTTTAGGTTTGACTTTAGGGAACGATACTTGCGTGGCATTGCCAATAACAAGTTTTGCATAACAGTAGTTGTGAAGTTATTGTCTGATACTGTTGCAGACAACTCATGAGCAGCATTTCCTACTGTTCCACGAGTTTGCTTTACGAATCCAGACATAATTGAAAGGAAGGTACCTGTAGCACCGTCGCCGTTAATAGCCAAGTCTTCGATATCATTACCGAAAGCATTGGTCATCAAACGAACCAAACGATCCTCAAGGGCTGCACCCTCAATGTTGTCTTCTAGGGACTCTGTAGAAATTTCCCAATCAAGACGAATCTTTTTGGTTGTAAGTTCTACTTTGGTAAATGTTGCACCAGCGTTTGTGTATGCGTCATCTGCTTGTGCAGCAGCACGGATTACACGCTCGCCCACGTTGACCTTTTCGATCTCCATGGTGTTGGCTCTCATTGTAACTCTACGACCATCTTTGGCGAGAACTGTTGCATCCCACACGTAGTCGATAAAGCGGCGAGCCTGTTCTGGATTAAGAACACCACCGTTGTTTCCTGTTGGGTTTACTGCGTTTGCTCCAGTTGTTACACCGAATGCACCGCCAGAAACGTTACCAAGAGAAGTGGCAGGAGATACGTTACCATCAGCATCAGTCGCTGTTGCGCTACCAATACCACCAGAAACGAATGCGCCTGCTTCGGCTGCCTTAATCAGTTTTTCTTGTATTTCTTGTTCCGACATATATTCACCTCCATTTTCGGTTTTTAGTTAAATAGGTCGGCATTTGTGAGGAAACGTCCGCCCCATAGGGATTTTTGAGTCTTCATTTCTGAAAACTCCTGTACGATCTCGCCTAGATCGCCAGACTTGCGGAAAGCGGTATCTGCCTCTACTGCATCTACTCTCTTTCCAAACTCATCAAAAGAACCCTTTACTTCTTTTACCTCACCTGCTACGGAATTTACTTTTCCCGTAACATCTTCAAGGGACTTTGTAATTGCGGCAACGCTGTCTTTTACAGACTTAACTGTTGCTGCAAGATCGCTCAAGGCATTAGTTAGAGAATCTTTAATGTCTGTTACAGTTTTATTAATCTCTGTAACAACGTCAACCTTGTTCTCTACAACTTCTTCTTTAGAAGGAGCAACTTCATCAGATTTAGCAAGAGCAGGCTCTGCAACTGCCTCTTCGACAATTGCTTCTGCTTCTGCTACAACTGCTGCTGTAGCCTCTGGAGCAACCTCAACATTTTCAACAACTTTTGTCTCTTCTGCAACTGGTGCTTCAGAAACGATTGGTGTATCTTCTGTCATAAGATTATCCTCCTTTGTAATCTTAATTGTACTAATGCCTTTTGCACTATCAACTAAGAATTTTATTTTATCTGTATTATTAAAATCACACTTTTCTATAAAGCCAATATTTTGCATAGGTTTTCCAGAATGAGGACTTGATTCGTTCTCTGAAGGCGATATTAAAACAATATCATTGTCTTCATCCCAAAAAACATTTTCAATTTCTGCTTTTGCTAAATATCCGCTAATTTCTCCCTTTTCAATAGAGATTACATTAGCAAACTCATTGGCTGGATTATCAACAAGCGATAACTCGCTTAGTTCATATTCCTTAATGATACGTACTGATTTTTTTAGTTCTTCATTAAATTCGTCATCAAACTTTTTAATGCTTCCACCAATTGAAAAACCAGTTAGTGTACCGTCAAGAACTTTTTCCCAAGTATCCTGTGCTCCTTTAGAAACATATGCCGAAACATAAACTCCGCTGTAGAATTTTTTTGATCTAGGATCAAAATATCTATCTTCTTTAAAAGAAACAACCTTACCAACAGCACTGGGTTGATGCATTTCTCTAAGGTTGCCACGAAATTTTTTAAAGGCAGTCATGCTTGCATCAGTTGTTACAATATCATTCTGCCTATCGACATTATCTAAAGTTGCAAAACCAGAGACAATTCGGCGTTCTTGATCAATTTTTCCAATGGGCATTGAAAAGCGAACTTTGTCGCCATCAGTAACCCAGTGTGCTTTATTTACGATCATTGCAGATTAATTATATCACCTGTTTATATCACTATGTGGACACTACTCAGATGAACGACCTTCTCCCTGTGCATTTCTGCCAGATAGTGTTGTTGTAGAGTCTGAGTTATTATTTGCTCTTTCAGTATCTCTCTGTCT